GTTGAATCGAAGGGTTTAGCGCAATTTATGCCAAAAACTGCCGACTGGATTTCGGCGTTGTATCCCGAACTTGCCGATAATCAACCCTACAACCCTGACTGGGCGTTGCGGGCGTTGGTCCGTTATAACCGTTACAACTACGAACAGATTAATGCGCGTACCAAATGCGACCGTATGGCGTTTATGCTGTCTGCGTATAACGGGGGCTTGGGGTGGGTGCAAAAAGACAAGCGCAAAGCCCAAGCACAAGGGCTTGACCCGCTGACCTACTGGCAAAACGTGGAACTTGTCAACAGCGGGCGTAGCCGTGCCAATTTTGCCGAAAATCGGGGCTATCCAAAGCGTATTATCTACCGCTGGCAACCGCTTTATATCAACTGGGGGATCCCACAATGCTTATGAAAGGCTTAACCGCACTTTTTAAAACCGACATCGGCAGAGCCATTTTAAACATGGTGCTGATTACACTATTTATCATTTGGAGTTGCTACCAAGCCTATGAGCGTGGTGTCGCTGACACGAAAGCCGCCTACGAACAAGTGGAAAAAACGGAAATTAAGGGACAGTTAGACCGTCTTGGGCGCGACATTATGGCAGCAACTATCGTCAGCCAAGCCACTCTTGCCAAACTTGCCGATTACCAAACCGAAGGAGACCGAACTACCTATGAACTACAGCAAACCCTTACGAAAAACGGGCATAGCCGTCGCGATTGCCGCTATCCTGCTGACAGCCTGCACAAACTCGCCGAAGCCCGCGCCCGTGCAGCCAAAACCGCTACCACCGGCATTAGCGGTACCGTGCCAATCCCTGCCACCGCTCCCGCAAAACCACAGTGATGCGGTTTTGGTGGCCCTAAAGCAAATGTATGACCTTTACGGCATTTGTGCCGGGTTGCACGTAGATTTAATTAATTATGTGCAAAAGGGGGAAAAATGACGGAAGTCAGCACATGGCAGGTGATCACCTTTTTTGTGAGCCTGGTTATTACCATCATCGGTATGTTGATTGGGTTTGGGAAAATTTTACTTGCTCAGTTTGAGTCCAAACTCAACGAGAAATTTAAATTTACCGAAACCCAATATCAACAGCTCCACCAAGACATCAAAGAGGCGCGCAAATTATCGGAAGCCGCCAATAATATCGTCATGGAACTAAAGATAAAAATGCCGGAAGACTATCAGCGACGCGAGGACGCTATCCGGAGCGAATCGGTAAACTCGGCGCGCTACGACGCCATCAATGAAAAGTTAGATAAGGTTATTTTAATGTATGGAAGAAGCTAACATGATCCAATTTGAAAAAAATAAACGCGAACACGTGCGCTGGTTGATTTTGTTGACGCTCGACCATGCACGCCCTATTGGTGCGGCGGAAAGTCTGATTTTAACCACCATCCAAAGCGTACCAATGCAACTGACCGCCCTTGAGTTACGCCGCGAAATGGACTATCTGGCGGGGCGTGATCTGGTCGAATTGCGTGGACGCGACACCGCCCGTTGGCACGCTAAATTAACCAGTGAAGGGGTTGATTTTGTGGAGTACACCAGTGAGTCTATCCCAGGCATTGCTCGCCCTGAAAAATATTGGTAGGAGGGATTATGCCGAAACGCTCAACCGTTAAACAACTGCCGCAAACCGTCAAAGATTGGCTGGACGCCGCCCTTGTTGAAAATAACTTTAGCGATTACAGCGCACTGGAAGAAGCCCTAAAAGCCCGAGGTTATGACATCTCACGCAGTGCGGTACACCGCTACGGGCAAGCATTGGAACGCCGTTTGGCGTCTGTGAAAGCCAGTACCGAAGCGGCGAAAATCATCTCGGAAAATATCAGCAACGACAAAGGCACACAAAGTGACGCCATTTTGGAAATGATCCAAAGTGAAGTTTTTCATGCCTTGATGAATCTCGAAGAAATCAAGGAAGAAGACGACCCGATGAAACGCCTTGCCGCCTTGTCGTTTGTGGGCAAAAACATCAGCCCGCTGATTGGCGCCAGTATCAATCTGAAAAAATACCAAGCCGAAATCAAAGCCCGCGCCGAAGCCGCCGCGAAGGAAGTGGATACGTTGGTGAAAAAAGGCGGCTTGAGTGCCGATACGGCAGACCAAATCCGTCAGCAAATTTTAGGGATCACCGCATAAATGGAAAACCTCACCGAAACCGTCCGCACGCCCGCCGTATTGTTGCCGTATCAGCAAAAAGGGTGCGCCGATACCGCCGCCGTGAAAGTTTGCGAGAAGTCACGGCGTATCGGTCTATCGTGGGGCGAAGCCGCCGATACCGCACTTTTAGCGGCATCTCAGCAAGGCATGGACTCATGGTATATCGGCTACAACAAAGAGATGGCGCTGGAGTTTATCCGCGACTGTGGTAACTGGGCAAAAGCCTACGGATTGGCGGCGGGTGAAATCGAAGAAACCGAAGAAATCTTTAAGGAAGGTGACGAAGAAAAGGCCATTTTAGCCTACGTCATTCGCTTTGCCAGTGGTTGGCGTATCACCGCACTATCCTCCCGCCCGTCTAACTTACGGGGTAAACAAGGGCGCGTGATTATTGATGAAGCCGCGTTCCACGAGGACTTGGCGGAACTGATGAAAGCGGCAATGGCGCTTTTAATGTGGGGCGGTCAAGTACACATTATCAGCACCCACAACGGTGTGGATAACCCATTTAATGAGCTGATTAGCGATGTGAAAGCGGGCAAAAAACCATACAGCCTGCACACGATTACCTTTGATGACGCCATTAAAGACGGGCTTTATCAACGCATTTGCTTGCGCTTGGGACGCGAATGGACACAAGAAGCGGAAGACGCCTGGGTGGCAGAAATCCGAGCGTCTTACGGTGATGCTGCCTCCGAAGAGTTAGATTGTATCCCGCGTAACTCCGGTGGCGCATGGCTCACCCGCGCACTCATTGAAAGCCGCATGAGCAAAGATACCCCGCTCATCCGCTTAACCAAAAATGACGAATTTAGCTTAATCGACGAGCCGGTGCGCTATGCAGAAATTGAGGAATGGTGCGAAGAAAACCTGCTCCCGGTGTTGCAAGCCTTACCGAACGGACAACGCAGCTACATCGGCGAAGACTTTGCACGGAGCGGTGACCTGTCGGTGATTTGTGTGGGGCAAGAACAGCCCGATTTGACGCTCAAAGAAGTTTTGGTACTGGAAATGTCAAAAATTCCGTTTAAGCAACAAGAGCAGATTTATTACTACATCGGCGACCGCCTGCCGCGTTTTTCCAAAGCCGCGAATGATGGACGCGGAAACGGACAGTTTTTATCTGAGGCGGCATTTGACCGTTACGGACAAGTGGTCGAATCGGTGATGTTAAGCGAATCCTGGTACGCCCAGCATGCGCCACCGTTTAAAGCCGCACTTGAGGACGGCACCTTTCACGGTATCCCGCGCCACGCGGATATGCTTGACGATTTACGCGCCTTTCAGGTGATTAAAGGTACACCGCGCATCCCCGACAAACGCACCACGGGCACCAGTGGCACGCAACGCCACGGTGACGCTGGCATAGCTAAACTCTTGCTCTATTACGCCTATCGCACTGACGAGGGCTTTGAAATTGACTTTAAAGCAGGTAAGCGGCGCGATACCGCGGATTTATTCGGCACAAGTGCGGGATTTTCTGCGCATGGATTTGGTACGGTGCGCGGACATAATAATTTTAGAGGATTTTAATTATGGGCATTAAAGATTGGTTTAAAAGTAAAAATAAAAAACCGGAAACCAACCGCACTATCGCCGGCACCGGTGACGGACAGGACATCACCAAAGCCTACATGGGCGAGCTGGCACAGCCCGAAGATGGCGTGCTCCGTGGACGCGGCAACGGCGACCTGTCGCTTTACGAGAAAGTGTTAAGCGATGAGGAAGTCAAACGTACCTTTACCCAACGCCAAGACGCGCTGGTTTCCCGCGAGTGGACGGTAGAGCCGGCAAGCGATGAGCCGCAGGACGTTGAAGCGGCGGATTTTATCCGTAACTGGGTCGCAGAAATCGGCTTTGACCGCATTACCAAACTGATGCACTACGGCATTTTTTACGGCTACGCCGTAGCGGAGCTGGTGTATCGTGTCAATGATGACGGCAAATACGTGGCGGACGTCAAAGTGCGCAACCGTCGCCGCTTCCGTTTTACGCCGAAAGGCGAATTACGCCTACTCACCCGTGCTAATCAAACCACGGGTATCGAGTGCCCTGCGCCGTATTTTTGGAGTTTTTGCACCGGCGCCGATCACGACGACGAGCCGTACGGTATTGGTCTTGCGCACTGGTTGTATTGGTTGAGCTTTTTTAAACGTAACGGCGTCAAGTTTTGGCTGATTTTTTTGGAAAAATTCGGCATGCCGACGGTGCTTGGGCGTTACGGTAAAAACGCCAGCGAAGCCGACCAGAAAAGACTATTAGAGGCGATAGAATCTATCCAGTCCGACAGTGGCATTGCGTTGCCGTTAGATATGCCTATTGAGCTGTTAAGCCAAGGGCGCACCGGTAACGGATCTTACAAAGAGCTATTTGATACCATGAACGAAGGGATCCAACGCGTCGTGCTCGGACAAACCTCCTCATCCGGTGGTACGGCTGGTCGCTTAGGCAATGATGACTTGCAGGAAAAAGTGTTGGAATCCATCATCAAAGCAGACTCTGACGTGATTTGCGAATCCTTTAATCGCGGTCCGGTGACTTGGTTAACCGCCATGAACTTTGCCAACGCCCGCCCACCGCGTGTGTTTAGAGTATTTGACGAGGCGGAAGATTTAAGAGAAAAAGCCAATCGTGACAAGATCATCTTTGAAACTACCGGTTATCGTCCAACCTTGGGGCAAATCCAAGCGTCCTACGGCGGCGAGTGGGAAAAAGCAGAACCCCCGAATAATGATGCCCCGGCACCCAAAGAACCGAGCAAGAAAACGGCGGACTTTGCGGGCGAAACGGAAAAAGACATCCCGGGTTACATGGTTGACCAGCTCGACAACAATCTTGCACCGGTAATTGATAACTGGGTGAGCCAAGTGCGAGCATTAGCCGAGCGCGCGGAATCTTTAGAGCAACTGCGCGATGAGCTTTTAACCTTGATGCCCGATATGAGCCTGGAACAATACACGGCCGCTATGGCACTAGCACTTAACGCGGCGAATTTAAGCGGGCGCGAAGCGGCGGCAAGCGAGGCAAGCAATGAATAAAGCGACTTACGGGAGTGTGCCGTTTAACGAGCAAATTGAGTTTTATAAGCGCAAAAT